ACAATTAGTCAACGGCGTCAACGATTTTATACTTGAGGCACTTATCCGGAGAAAGGTACAAGTCCTTCTTCATGAGTTTCTTAAATCTTTTTTCGGGGATTCTCGTTTTCGTGAGATACATCTTCTTGAGCATCTTCATAAACTTTTCGGTGGACTTCATCTCCGTCTTCAAATCTTGGAAGTTGCCCCAAAACTCGGTAGAAATCTGGTGAATCAGAACGTAAGCATTCCTCCCCATGCGACGCTCTGAGCCACCCAATAGGATGAATGTTGCGGCACTACAACACGACCCCTGCGCGATGGTGATGACGCGAACCCTTGAACGCTCGAGAACATTCATGATATTGAGACCGGAGAAGATGTCACCACCTTCACTCATGACGTGTACACGGATTTGTGGTTCATACCCCACGAGTTCCGCCTTCTTCTTGAGGAGTTCAATCTCAAGCTTCTTGAACTTCTCGACAAACTCAAGGGCATTTTCCCGGTCGACACTTCCATAAAAGAGGATTTCGTTACCGATAACCTTGACGCACTCTTCATTCTCCGTCTCTTCTTCCGTCGTAGGCATTCTTGAGTGCTTTCTTTACTCTTGTCACGTCTCCTGATTTTAAGCTATTTCCGACGGTGAGGTGATTGATAACATCAAAATCTTGTGGAGTGATTCCATATTCGATTAGTGGGATAAAGTCTCCCTTTTCTGCATACTTCTTTAATAACCCCATTTCCTCTATACCAAGTCCCATCCTGGATTTTCTACGAATATCGTCGTACTTGTATTTTCGCATTTTGTAATTTCCAAACTTGGTCCAACAACTTCCCGGCCTGATTTTATCTTTCACGAGTGGCTCACCGAGTGCGGTTTTTGGAATAGTGAGCGCGTTCAGTACGAAGTATGGCATGAGGTGCCAGTCACCAGATGAATACATTTTCGCGTCGTACACGTCAGCATGAGAAAACGCAGTTATTGCCGTCTGTACATCGACACCTTTTGAATCTAGATAATTTTCCTGAAAAACGTCCCATAAATGACCGTGTTCTGAAATGTTATCGTAAATTTGAATCGGTCCGGGTTCGGTCAGAATTTCCGATATGAATTCCTTTGGTGTTTTAAAGTCATCCATCTCATCATAACCTTCCAAGTACGTGAAAAATGTACGTATATTCCCATGTGATCGTATAGCGGCGTTGTCGACTTCGGGTCCAACTTTATCCGTCAAAGTTTTCAAAACTTCTGGTTTGTGTTTCGGGATGAAAATAGTTTCAAAATTTGGATACATACACATACTTGTCGTGGTCACCAGAAGAGATCCACGAGAAATTCGATCACCATCAGCAACTTTTTCAATGATGGGTTTGAACACGGGATCATAGTTTTCGATGAACACGTGCTTGGTCGATGGTTTTATGAATGGTAAGAAGAGTGATTTACTTTTCATATGTTCGGGTAGTAACTCCACGTGGTTCAAATTCCGAAGCACCGCATCGAGGATATATGTTTTTCCTACACCCAATCCACCACAGATGAATACATTTTTACCTTCACGAATGTACCGACGAATGAGATCAATCTGTTTTGTGTGTATTGTGGTAACAATGGGATCTTTTTTTTGCTCGATAACTTTAATGAAGGAATCCATCGATGACCTTACTAATCAGGCCATAGATTTGGTGCTCGAAAATGACGCACTTCATAAACGTATCGTAGAACCTTTAAAAAGGAAAATTGTACCATACGTTGCGTGTAGTATCATGACCAATTTGGTCATGTTCATTCTTTTGGTGTACCTTGCTCGACGTCTATCTCTTCTTCATCTTCCTCTTCATCTTCCTCTTCCTCGGACTCCTCCGGGTCTTTAGGCGCCAGGAACGCACCAACCTTTTCAAATACTGTATCTTTTGTGATGGCTCGGATAGGTTCCACAGTTTTAGGTAGTTTGAGGGGTGGTATAGGACGTACATTCAGGATTTCAGGTTTCGTGAAGACACCATCAATTGGATACTCCTTTTCGAAATCCATCAAAATCTTTTTTGGGATAGCGGGGCACTGCTCCAGAAGACTATCATACGTAGCTTTACACTCTTCGACAAACTTCAAACCCTCTTTTTTACGTTCTTCTCGGGGGAGGGCCAATTGTAAACGGATGTTTCTCGAAAGACTTCCGTGACCCAGTGCGGATGTTCTGTGATTCTCCATCAATTCATTCACCTTTAGGAATTGCATGATCGTCGCGATGAGACCCGCTACGAGATTGAGGCCACCGATGATGGATGGTGCCGCTGGTTGTATACTCGCAGGTAAGGTTGTCTGAGCAAAGTTCGCAGTACCTGTGATTGTTGATAAGACAATCACGGGTAAATTAAACCGCAGACTCAATTTTTTATACATCAAAAATGAACGATGATGCATGTATCGATAACACGCGGCTGCTTCACCCCATTGACGTAAAACATTCTCGTGATATTCATTCCACATTTCATCCATATTAATTTCTTCTGACATCTTATAATAGATGAACATAATATTCATCATTCACCTCACATTTCTTTTGTGGATTCTGGTCACTCCGTTCATGAACGACCGTAGACAACTTGAATTCTATTCAATGGTGATCCCGTTCATCTTTTACCATTGGTCGGTGAATGACGATACGTGTGCTCTCACACAAGCCGAAATGTACGTGACGGGTCGTGAAAAGGAAGAAACGTTCATGGGTCGGGTCGTGGGTCCTATTTATAAGATGGAAGAAAATGATGTCAATCGTTTGACGAAAACTATATTTTTTGCGTTATGGGCATTCGTACAGTACAGACTTGGACATTTTGATTCTTTCGTTAAAGATCTCAACAAAGTGTTTAAAGGTAAAAAGATAAACTAGAGTACAAGTGTCATGAAACTACTCAACGAGATTTCCAGGCTTGAGGCTATCAGGGAGGCGTATAAGCAGTCGTATATATCTAATTTTGAATTCCTCGAAGATAAACTATCCCGAATCAACGTACAGATTGACAATACATCATCCGGTCTCAAACGAGAGATTCTTAGTAAACAGCGTGATCATTACCAAACCGAGATGGAAAATCTCGACAAAGATATGGAGAAATCGATCGACACGTTGAACACCAAGATTCAACACCTTGAAAAGAAGCAAAAGGAGCTCGAAGTTCAGGAAAAAAAGAAGATCGAATCGTTTGATTTTAATATCGAAAAGATTCGCGAAGCTCTCGAACGACGAAATGTTGGTGAAGTGTTCAATATCCTAGAAAACATGACACACGCACTTGTCATTTTAAAACGTGAACAGACGGCAGATTTTTCTTGACTTATATAAATGAAGAACAAGACTAAAACTAAAGTGTTATGGGTCACGCTCGTGGTGTTTATCGTCATTTCCGTGTACCTCTGGTATAACCCACAGATAGTCGAAGTTCCGGTTCCGGTTGAGGTTCCCGTGATGGTACCCCCACCCAGGCCTGTGCGAACTCAGGAACCCGAATTCAGAGGCCCTCCTATCAAACAGTACAAGCCCGGGCACATGCAGCAGATGGGTATATTGACGAATGAGGAGGGTGAAACACTGCCTCTTTATGGGAAAGAAGTTCGTGGTCGTCGTGATAGGTATCACTATTATACGACGACCGGTGGTGAGAATTTGTACCCCATTCCAGTGAGCCATGATGGTCGTGATTGTATCGATGATATCGGTTGTCAGGAACTGTATGGAAACGAACCAGTTTCGGTTACTGGGAAAACTGGTTCGTTCAATGTAAAGATGTACCGGACGGATGATTTTTTTTAACAGAAGTGATTTTTTAGTGCGTCGTACTCACTCTTCTGAAGACTGGATGATTTTGAAAATCGAGCCTTTAGGTTGAGTAACTCTTTTATTGTGTCGTCATCGAGATTTTTGACAAAATCCCTCTTAGTCTCAATGTCGTCTAACTGATTATGCTCTCGCTGTGCCTGAACATACGGCCATGTATGTTTTCTCAGTGTGTCTAATTCAATTTCGAGTTGTATGAGTCGTGGTAAAAGAACTTCGCGAACGAGCGTATCCGTGTCCGTCATAAATGTGGATTGACTCAAAACCCTAAGTATATTTCTCACATGTTAGTAAGTATGACACCGGAGAAGCGTGAGTTTGTAAAAAAGATTGCCCATGGTGTTCGAGACTTGATGGAGTATTTGAAGCGTGACAAGCAGATAGGTTTCAATTCACAAACGGACTTGGAAAAGTTTATAAAAAGACAAATGCTCATAAAAACGAAAGAGAGTTATGAGTTCTCGGTGGGTAAATTTAGAATTGGATTGGATATGTTACCTTCAGAACAAATTTCGGAATTACTCATCTATCTGGATCAAATTGGAGTAACAATCGACCGCGCATTCACGATGGCATCTCCGAATCCACTCCTTTTCTCGAAAAGTGATCGAAAATTCGTCAAATTGATTAACGATGGAGACATCAAAACCTTTTATCATTTTCTCATCTATTAATATATGCAGTACAGGGATCTGAAGAACAAGGCGAAGAAGTTAGGTCTCCGTGTCACCAAGACAGTAGATGGTAAGCGCGTGAAACTTACTGCGAGAGAACTCCGTTCTAAGATTACCATGAACTTTGAGAATAGTGTCAAGAATGCTCAGAAGGTGATTCGCATTTGTCAGACTGTGGTACCCAGGCCTCAAGGTGTTCGCGCTCCTCCTCCACCACCTCCCCCTCCCCCCAAGAAGCCCGTACTAAACAACAAACGCGCTAAACTCATGGCTGAGCTCAAGGCGACCCTCGCGAAAAAAGGTCTCCACCCATAATAAATGCCAGGTGTGAAACAGATTCAGGAAGCGAAGAAAAAGTTGAGGAAGATGCCCAAACCAACGGGAAACAGCCCCAAGATTCCTACCGCTACGTTGTTGCGTCTTATCGCCGCGGATCCTAAGATTAAACGGGATAAGGCGTTTGTGAAACGTGCTTTGGAACTCGCAAAATTAAATAAGTGATATATATATAAGATGGCAGAGATTATCCTCATCGTATGCGCCATGTCATGTTGCTCGTCTTCTATCAGTGGAATCGGGGGTTTTTTCGGGGGGTTTATACCGAGGACCGAACCACATCTATTGAGGGTTACGGAAGCGGATAAATTGAAAAAGATTGTTGAAGAATTTGTAGAACAAAACGAGAAGAAAAAAGAACTACTCAGTAGTTTCCCTGATCCAGGGCCCGACTTATCAACTCTTCTCAGTGATGAACAAAGAGTTGAATATATCGATATTGTTAGACAACTCGCGGATGACTTGCGTGATGGAGATTTATGTAAAATGGTGAAAGATGCCACTGACGAAGATGGTAATTTCATAGGTAAAAAGGTGTTAAAAGAGTACGCAGATACTGTTTATACACTCAATGGCACTAAATCAAAGGACGATGTGTTTAATGAATATGTCGGAGTTGATGATCAACTCAGTAAAGGTGAAATAGATGAATATTCGAGAATATGTACAGCTTCTGATGAAGAATTTCAGTCTATGCTTAGTTAGTAAATATCACTCCAAACTTTTTGGAGATGATCTTTTTAGCACCCTCAAACGATGGATGACCCCAGAGGTACCAACGGGACCAGAAACCAGCCCCGTCGATACCACTCCTCTTCCAATCCTCTTTGTCGCTCGATGTGACATCGAGCATCATTTTATGGATCTTTTTGGGATCTCTCTCTGCTATTGTCCTCTTGGGTACTTGACCGCCATGTCTGAGTACATAGGAACGCATACGTGAAGGATTCTTGTGTTTGGTGTAGTCGGAATACCCACTGGCACCAAAGTCAACAGTCCTGCCGTCTTCTAAGACAGCCCTGAACTTTTTCTTACGATCGGGACTTTTTATAATCTTGACGCGCATACTTATCTTTTACGGATAAAATTTACTTGCACGACTGGCACGAATACTTCTCGACACGACGTTCGAGACTCTGGCGAAGCATGGTTTTGGCCAACGCATATGTCTCCTTGGATGGTGCGAAAATGGACTTTTCAGAACCACGCCTGACAAGATACAGGTGATCGTACATATGAAGAAGCGCCACAGTGAGGGCGAGAGTACCCACAACCACACCGTTCATCTTACGAGCAGACCATGTATAGGCGATAATCACAGCAACCAAAATCACTTGAACGAGTGTAATCTTGGGCATCACAAAACGCTTCTCGACAGTTTTGATGAGATCATTAGGCTGAGGGGTCGTGTATTTGGACATACGGGGGTATCCTGGCATTTTAATATCTACCAAGAAAATAATGTGGTCACTTATCTTGATTCCAATAGTCATGGTGCTCCACGATTATCTAAAGGTTCCCATAGACCGCCTATATTTCCAGAATCCAACGCGAGTACTACAAGGAATGCAAAATACCGTAGTTGATATTCTCAGTGTAGCCTCCACACGAGAAATCCCCGGTCTCTGGCTTATCAAAGCACATTATGAGAAGATACGACGAGAATTCATGGAACTTTCACCCAATCTAGAACGTCACATGTTCCACGATCTTGATCCCTGGTTTGAGAAGAATGATGGGTACTATTTTTATAAGGTTGAAGATTTTCCAGCGCTAAAAAGTCTCGTTGACCAGATTCCCAGCATTCACAAGGACACCGCTCGCTTTGTTGTAGCGGAGGGACCCATGGTCATTCCGCCACATCGCGCTGAATCAAATTGGTATCTGCGCTATCATCTTACTATAGAGAGTGGTGGTGATTGCACACTCTATACTACGAAGGGGGCGCACGAACATCGTGATGGTGAAGATTTCCTCTTTGACCATGCCAAATATCACGAAGTTGTCAAGAGGGGTAAAGGGAGAAGGGTTGTCCTCATTTTGGATGTCTACAGGTGTTTCTGACAGACCGCGACGTACATATCACTCCCACCGATGAGCTCGAGTTTGGTATCCTCAACGATTCTCTTTGTGAATGGACCAGGCTTACCGTTGCCACATCGCATACACAGGGCTGACAGCTTGGTGACTTCACTCGCCAAGGGAATACAATCGAGAATCTGACCCCACTTCCTCTGGAACGCGTCGGCATCTAGACCTGCGATGATGACTTCCTTATCCGCATCTAGGCAGAAACGAACAAAGTGTAGCAGGTCGGGGAAAAACTGTGCTTCATCGACTGCGATAATCTCGGAATCCCCAAACACCCGTGTATCGATGAGTTCCATGAGGTTGAACACCTTGTGACAGTCAAATTTAACATTATCGTGGGTCTTCAGAACTTCATCTGGAGATCGTGTATCCTTGGCGGAGTTGATGACCATGATTTGTTTACCGAGAACCTTGAGTCGTTTCAACCTCCGAATAAGTTCGGATGTCTTACCTGAAAACATGTTCCCCATGATAATCGAGAGACCCATCCTGACTTATTAAAATAATGTTGTATTTTTTATATGGGTGATTTCATTCGGGCAACTTTCGAGGGTTACACAGG